CCTTAGCCTTCTTCCTCACGGAAAAAGGGAGCCAGTCCTCCGACACGAAGTCAGACAGGAGGGAGTTACCCTCCTGGGATGCTCTAAAGAGCATCTCAGACCAACCCGGTTGCCCTGGTCGTTTAACGACCTTGGCTTTAGCCACCCATCCCAGGTAAACAAGCACATGAGTTTTGTCGCAAAAGCGACGAACTGGTGCCTTACCACTGAGGGAGTGTGGCGCTTCACCGGCACGGTGCAGATACGCAATTCCAGGCAAACCCTCGGCATCCTCGTCAAGAACGAGGAGTGAGCCGTGGCCCGCTGATAGGAGTTGCTGGCGTACCCACGCCGCTGCATTGCAGAATCCGTGACGTTCAAACCAATTATGGTAAGAACACCACGAAAAAAGTGCAGTACCACCAAACGACGAGTCGAAAGGTCGACGTATCTTGAGAGGAGTGACATCTTCGCCCTTGTAGGCGTCCATGCCACAGCTCTCTCGAAAGTACGACCCCCGACAGCATTTGTCCCCGTTCACTTTTAAATGAACGGATTCTAGTGCTGAACTGACCTCATCTACCGCCGAAAGCGGAACAATGATATCGTCGCCATATACTAGCACGCGATCAAACGCATCACTACGGGATATAAAGCCCGTCGATACGTCCTCTCGCATAGTTAGCACATGATGGTCAAGTGCGGATCGAGCTATACAATAGAAGATCAACGCCTCGACAGGGAAGCAAACTGCTGACCCCATCGGAGCGAATTTCTTCATAGTAAACACTCGTCCATTAGGTAACTTAGTCGCGTCTGACCGGCACGCCATAAGCGCACGATACCAGGTTTCTGGTACCATGTACTTAAGGAGAGAACAGCTTACGCGATCTGAAGCATCCTTCATATCGATTGTGGCCATTTGCACCTTGGGAGGGAACTCTAAAGTACCCTCTTCGGTGAATCTGACCACGTCGGCCCCTTGGGAAGCCCAGCGGGCAGCAAGCCTATTGACTTCTTGTCGCCTGAAGTTTACCACGCCTCTAGTAAGAG